GCCGCGCTTGAATTTCTCTGGCTCTTGCGTACGAATGCTGTTGATTAATCTACGTTCCAACTCGTCGGCTTGTTCAGCTTCATAGTTTTCTCGAATATAGTTAATTAAGTTGATAGCACCTTGAATAACATGACTGGCACGGCTTTCCACAAGGTTTTCACGATCCTTGTGTGTTAACAGCGTGTCTAGTTCGTCTAATATGCTACGTGCTCGCTTTTGCAAGATACACTCCAGTTTATCGTATATTTATGCTGGTTTTGGTTAATCTTGTTTAGCTTTAAGACCTGCTAACATCTGCTTCAATTTGGTGCTTTCTACACTACTGCCCGGCGTTGCCTGTGGTGCTTCTAGATCAAATCCTTCTTTGGCCTGTGGTTTTGGCCAAGATTTAGCTTCTGTTACTGTAGTTGATGTTTTAATTTGATTCAAAATGTTTGAAGCTGGTTTGTTGCCACTGCTGGACTGTGCATCTAGTCCTGGATCTGTAATACGCATAGTTTCAATGCTGTAGTCTAAGTCGACTTTTTGTCCTGCACCCGCACCTGAACGATTCTTCATACACTGAATTTGATACTTGCCACGCTCTTTCATAGCACGACTTGTAAAAATACCAAACACGTTATCAGCTGTATTGATCTTACTAATACCACCCGAGATATGACTATGGTCAAATTCAATTTCTTCAACAGCACTACGATTCAACTGCGACGCTGTTACAAAGAATACATTAAGTTCTTCTGCTAAATTACGCAATTCTTCTGATACATATTTGTCTTTGACAAACAAGTCGTTGGGACTGACTTTGGCACTTACAGGCATTAACAAGTCTAAGTAGTCAACCATCATAAAGTCAATCTTTGTACCTGTTTGTATTTCTAGTTCTTTAACATAAGCACGAATATCATTTACGTTGCTCTGTGCTGGCAGGGCTTTGATACGATACTGTCCAAACTTCTTCTTAGCCAAGTTTAATTTCATTACAGTATCATCAACATTCTTGCGAATCTCTTTGGTACTCATGTTTGAAATCATAGCATCAGTACGCAAACTTGATAGGCCTTCGCTAAGTTCTAACGATATGTATACACCGTTAAGTCCTGTAGTTAACCAGTTGATTGCTATGTTCATCATAAACAAGGATTTACCTGATCCTGATCCTCCAGCAAAAATATTAAGTTCGCCGCGACTAAATCCACCATATAAAATATGATCTAGGCTTGGCCAACCCGTTGATACTTTGTAGCCATTGTTAAAGTAAGCATCCAGACGTGTTTTGGGATCACTAAAGTAATCAGTTCCTAAATCCTTAGTAAGACTAATCTCTAGTGCATCCTTCATAATTTTAAGGATACCTTCGCTTTCACCTTTTTCTAATAAGTCAGCACATTTTAATACTGCACGTTCACCGGCCTTTTGTTTTGTAAACAGTTCAAACTGTTCCAAGAACCATTCTTGATGTCCTTGTACTGCCGCGGGAATTGGTTTAAGCTCTACTCCTGTAATAGCACGGATCTGTTCATAGGTGGGCAGTACTTTGTGTTCTTCTGTGTGTGTTTTGATAAACTCTGCTGTAGTTCTCAAACTACGATCAAAGTTTTCTGGATTATAGATATTTTGGACACGAACAAAACTCTGCGAGTCTTGCATCATCATTTCCAAAAATAGCTTTTGTGTGTCTGTGTTGTAATCAATAGTCATAGTTAATTATATAGTCTTTTTTTATGTAACTCAATTTTTAATCTTGTCGTTTGACGTGCTGCCAAAATACTCTTAATAACAAATAGCTTGCCATATGCTTCAACGGCACTAGCAATGTCTTTGTGTGTTTCTTGCCATACAGGAAAGCTCACTGTCCACCCAAACTCATTGGCCTGGTCTACTAGTTTAGATCCAGACTTATCAGCATCAGGTACCAGGATAACTTCACGTCCTAAACTGTCAATGATGTCGGCTTGTATTTCACTACACTCATTGCTCAATACTGCCACACCATCTACTGCCATGGCATCAAATGGTCCTTCGGCTACAACAACAAACTTGGCATCTGGGAGCTGACGGTCTACATTGAATACATAGTTAGGTTCATAACTAGAATGATACTTGGGTTTAACACCTTCATCAAATGTTCTAGCTGTATATCCAATGACTTCGTTATGCCAAGTAAATGGGATAATAACTCGTTTGTGTAAATTGTATTGTGTTTCTGGAGTCCAGTATAGTTCATACTTGGCCAAATCAACTCTACGAGAAGCCGCATACAAAACACTATTATGCCATTCTGGCGGTACAGGATGTTCGCTTACTTCATAGAATGTATTAAGTTCGTGAAAGCTACGTGCTTCTTCGGGTAGCGGACGTTTCTTGAATACAATTTCTTGTTCAGGTTCTGTAGGCTTTAGGTCCTCAGGCGCAATTAGTTCTTTAACTCTAACTGCATCAATTACCAGCCTACGAATAGTGCCATCGTCTGCGCCTAACCACGTCAATAGTTTACGAAACTTATAACTTAGGTGACGTCCTGGTTGATAGCTAGTCTTAAAGTTGCAATTAAAACAATGATAACTTACGCCACCATCGGCATTTTTAGTTATGCCACCACGTCCTCTAGTGTCCCGGCTCTCGCCGTTATGTTCACAGCATACGGCATTAAAACTTGTCCAGCCAGAACTGCTAGTTTTCTTTTTTGCTGGTAGTAGTTGTAGAACTGCGTCTTGAATGGCCGTAATCATACGGATAGTGTACACTAAATTTAGGTTAAAATCAAGTTATTTGATATAAAATGCGTAACTGTTAATACCAGTCCATAAACTGGATGTGGTATATGTAGCAGTGGCTAACATACCATAGTTACTTGTAGTTGCTGAGTTGGTTTGGCTAGTTGTACCTAAACCAGAACCGTTACGTCCTGATGTTGCTGAATCTGGGTAAGCTGTACTTGGGCCAGCTACTTCCCAATAGAAGCTGGTACCAGTGGTATACAACCAATCGCCCGGCGCATTAACTAACACACTACTAGTCATACCGGGCTGTCCTTTAATTGGATACCATGTTCCAGTAAAATAATTGTTGGTAGCAAATACACTAGGTGTTGCTGATGATGACAAAGTTAGAATGCCAGGATTACTGTAAGTTACTGAGTTAGCTACTTCGTAGTTTGAAAGTACTGGGCCTTGGTTTGCATTGGCACTGGCCATTTTCATAACACTAGCGCATTGTGCTGTGCCGTTGTTATACCATAGGTCCATTACGTTAACACTAAAACGATCTAGTGTGCCTTGACCGTTTAGCCAACTATTAGGATATAGCATACCGTTGGATGTTTGTTGTGTAGGATTATAGCTAACTAACATCCAACCACCGCCTTGGTCGTCCATATTGCAATAGACTAATTTAGCTGTAGTCATAGTACTGGTTTTAATGTAGTACCAACCAGTTTGTGTTTGACCAGAACTGTATACGTCAGCGGCATTTAATCCAGGATTAGCTAAAGTACCGCGAGGAACCACACCGCCATTGATGCGAGCCCCGGGTCCAATTCTAATTCCTGATATGTTAAATGCCATAGTTGTATTTACTTAGATAAAATTGTGTGTCCTTGAAACATCAGACACCAAACTGTGTTTTCAATGCACCGTAGTTTTGTTGTATCTGTAGCGGTGTGAGTTTGGTGTTGTACAAAAACAAGTTGCCCACATAGCCCCAGGGCTGGTCGTTGGCACTTTGTATATTGCCCCAGGCATAGTGATATTGTCCTGATGAAGTTTTAGACACACTGGTTCCAACCTGTTGACCATTGATATAAAATGTTTGTCCTGAGGCATCACCTACCGTGGCCCACTGTGCCCAAACGTCACCATAAGCCGCCATGTTGTAGCCCGAACTGTTGAATCCAGTTGGTGGTACTGATCCATTGTCCCACATACCTAAGATATTGGTTCCGGCATTGATAATGATAGGATGATTACCGGTAGCGCCAGCGTAGCATCTCAGTAGAGTTCTATAAGCCGCGGTTGAGGATTTTACACGGGCCCAACTGATATAGGTAAAATTGGTGGCTATTGGTATTGTAGTTGAATTGGCCAGTATAACCTGTCCAGTGTTGCTACAGTTGAAACATTTCACACCACTCAACGTAGTGTAAAGATTACTATTGCTAAGAGTATGAGTATAGCCATTGCCCGACAAATCGTTTAGGGTAGTGCCGGTGCCGGGATAGCTGGAACTATTGTTGGCATCAAGCCAGAGAGTAAGATTCTGTGTGGTGATATAGGCATCACCCACTGTTGTTCCTGTTAATTTAACTCCGCTTATGATCATATATTAGTAGGGTTTAACCGATGTTTGTGTCACAC